AAATGACATTGAGGATTTCGGCTCTTACTGCGAAATGTGCGTAGAGGACGCTGGTGGATATGATAATTTGCCATGACCGTACGAGAACTTATCAATGATTTGCAGACCAATTTCGCAAATCATCTGGACTGCGAGGTGCGTATTGCCGAGCATGGGAGAGGCGACAAAGAGGCTGACTATCCAGTTTATTTTAGCCTATCTGATAATGGGCAGGTAATTCAAGAGTACGTTTCGATCATCGTTAAAGGATCGCCTGCTTGGATTAGATTCAATAGAAACATCAACAACTAAAACAACAGCATTATGACAAATAAAGAGCAATACGACTATGTCAAAGCGCAACACCCTGACGCGATAATTCTTTTCCGCGTTGGCGATTTCTATGAGGTGTACTACGAGGACGCAGAGAAAGCCTCTAAAACGCTTTCAGTAACACTAACACACAGAGGTGACGGAACGCCTCTGTGTGGATTCCCTTACCATGCTTTAGATTCCTACCTGCCTAAACTTGTTAGAGCAGGATACCGTGTAGCGATCTGCGACTATCAAGAAGAACCAAAGCCCGACCGATTTACCAAATACGGAGTAACAGAAATAGTGGAAGCAGACAGCAAGAAGCAGCCATTGCCAGCTGGATTAACACAACAGACCGCTACGCAACTCTCGTTGTTTGAAGCACAGCCGTCTGAATATCTATTACACTTCCGCGACGAGGTTGCAAAGGAATTGCTTGTACACAGAGCGGACTTAATGTCCAATGAAGCTGCGTTCTGTGCCAACAACCTTGTTGAGTGCCTATACGGAATCAACCTTGCGTTGAAGTGATTATGCGACCGCATGCGATTGCATACGATTGTATGCGGTCGTTGCAGTCGTATGCGACTTTTATATTATTAATGATAATGATAGTGATATTGATATGATATACGCCTATATGTTACTCGTAATACTCGTAACATGGCGTATAGAATAGATAAAAAAAAGAACTCTAAAGAGTTCCAAAAAAAAGAGGTTTTTTGAGGATTCGCCTATGACACGTGATGAGCAAAAATTAGCAGGCGCTATAGCCAAGTTAGACCCCGCGCGTGGGTTCGTGGACAATTTCGACAGCTTTATCGATTTTGCGCTATTCCCATTCCTTGCCAACCCAACTGAGAAAGAGGTTAAGGCATTCAACGAGTGCAAGCGCAATGAGCGATACTTGCAAGCATTGCAGGACTTGGGGGAACATTCAGAGGGCTACCACGATTGCCTTGGGGATATGTTCATGGACAATATATCTCACGGCTCAAATAGTCAGTTCTTCACGCCCGAGAACATCTGCGAGTTTATGGCAGGCATAACCGACAATCAAGGAGAATCTGTGTGCGATCCGACTTGCGGCAGCGGACGGCTCTTGCTCAAAGGATTAGCCAATTCGCGTAAGCACGATCTTGAGCCACGATTGTATGGTTGCGACTTAGACCACCGTTGCGTGAGAATGACCCTGCTCAACCTCTGCTTGAATAGTGCGCGTGGGGATATTCAATGGGGCAACTCGCTTTCAATGCAGATCTACAAAACATACCACATTGACAGGGTAATGTTAGGCGGTCGCTGGATGTCCTTTGTATGGCAGTATTTCGACGATGACGACATGGAAGAACTGAGCAACAAGCGCAGGGAAACAATCCTGCAATTAGCGTCCTTGGGTATTCCTTATGAGCCGCCGTTCGAGAGGCAGGTTATCACTATTGAGCAGCCAGCAGTTGAGGTTGAACAACCAGCCGAAGTGCCTGCTGAAAAGCCCGCTCCGAGCAAGCCCTCGAAGCCTGTACAGTTACAATTAGAGTTTTAACACAATAACCAACAAATGAGCAAGTTATGAAAAAGCATTCAAAAGTTTATGTAGTGACCCGCAAGGTGTTCGACAATGTAATGGGTTATCGAATTTTAGACGCGTCTGGAACAAGAGTAGTAGGCGTGTTTTCAGACCCCGATTCCGCCTTGGATTTCGTGAAGCAAGTAGCCAACAATACCGAGTTTCACAACCCCAAGAAGCGCACCTATCAACTCTTGCGTGGCGAGCCTCTAAACAGGCTTGTGTTTACCTACAATCAAGAGCAAGAGCGCTTGTACCCATTCTTCTCTTATGAGTGCGTTCTTGAGCAAGTACTCTCCAAGGATTGACAAGAGAGGGAGCGTCTTCGTGGCGCTCCTTTACTTTTTTCGTGAAAAATTTGCATATTTCAAAAAAAAATCGTAATTTTGCGCCAAAATTTGCTCATCTTATTTATGAGACGAGCAGAACAACGAGAGATTGGCGAGGAAGCACCCAAATGCTTATGGGTAAGGAGTTTACCACCTCGCAACCAATCGTTGTTCTAACGCAAAAACTTAAAAATTTAACTGATATGAAAGTGCCTCAAATCATTTTGGAAGCAGCCCGCGCTAATGGCTTCAACAGAGTAAGTTACAGAGGGGAAATCGACGGCGCAAAAGCGTTTAGCGTTGGCGCAGTAGATGAAAACGGCAATCCTATCCCTATGGGGCTGCCTACTTTTTTGCTGCTTAAAAACAATGACATCTCTTTGGTTAGTGGAACAAAAGGGCTGGATTTACATATTCGACTTAAGTAGCCGATCCGCAAAAACAGGGTTGATTATTTTGTCGTCAATTCTAATAATTTCTATGTTAAAATGCCTCATTCCTTCGAGGTATCGCTCTGCAAAATCTGCCTTTTCTGATGATTGAGGATCGTACCAAAGTAGATTGCCGTTCTTTTGTCGTTCAAGAATAAAGACATGTCCATCTTCGTTGTTCCACCAGCAAGTGACTTCGTATCTTCCTACATCTGAGGTATTGCTTTCTAAGAATGATTTTTTGGCTTTAATACTATCATCAATCCCAAGTGACTTTATAGGCTTGATTACAGTTCCGTCTGGATTAAGAAATCTTTTTTTCCATGTTGTTTTGTTTTGTAGGCAAAAGACCTGAAAATTACGCCATGTGTAATTATTCTTATCAACTACAAAAACTGGATTCCCTTTCGCTTCTATATCGAATCCTCTGCGTCGTAATTCATAAGCAACTGTACACATTTGACAATTGTGATGATAACCCAACTCTACTGCTTTCTCTATTGAGAAATTTGGGTTTGGATGTTTGCTGTCTGCTATTCCGAAAGGCATGATTTGCCCTTGGATAACAGGTAGCACTTCGTTGAGTTCTCTATGATTCTTCTTTTGCGCCTCTGAAAAATTAGCATGTTTCTTGTTATATTTCATCGCCTGCTCGTACTCGGCATAACTCTCGTATGGCATTTTCAGCCCGTACAATTTTTCATAGCCTTTCGGTAAGTACTGCTTATTATCCTTGATGAAGTAGGGGATTGAATAACTGCGTTCTGCACGCGACTTGTTGCTCTCCAGCCAGTCCTTAAACTCTTTTGGAACATCGGTTACGGCGTTCACGCTCTCCTTGCTCGGTTCTTCGCCTCTCAATATAGCTGCATTCTCCTGCATGAGTTCCGATTCCGTCTTTAGGATAGAAACAACATGACAACGGCAATGTGGGTGCCAGCCTGTAAACTTGAAATCCTTTGGGTACTTGCCCTTGAGTTCATCGCATATATCTACCAGCGGAATAGGCAGACCGTTCTTGCCTGGTGTAGTATGATTATTCGAAAGGCGGATTTCTATACCAACCACAAAATCAAGTTGTTGCATGCGCTCATAGTCCGAGGATCGGTACGCCATGTTGGTTTCGGTTACAGCAAGTCGGCGCGCATTCTTGTATGACGAGCGGTACACGCCACGACCAGGGTGGAAGTCGCTCGCACGCTTCGAAAGCACGAGGTTGCCGTGTTCATCGCGCACCCTGCGGAATAGCATATCGGGGTGTTGTAGGAATTGCCGTAGCTGCCTGCTCATTTGAGCTGCGTCCAGTCCGTTGCGTATGCCTATATCAAGCCCAAGTTCTATATCAGACTTGAAGCACTCGGTGTATCTCCATACGCGCTCGGATAGGTTCAACCCCTGCTCTTTGCGAGCAAGGAACGCTTCGCGCGCTTCATCGTTACTTGAGAAATACTTGCGGTACTGCTCTTGGGTCAGTTTGCCTACATTATCCCCAAACACGCGCCTTGACAATTCGTTGTTCTTGTTATTGGCGAGCGTCCACTCTGCCTCTACTCCATTCACAATAGCCGTTTCTACGCTATTTGCGAGCCGCGAGAGCAACGATTGTATCATCTTATGGGTAATTGGATAGTCGGCAAAAGAAAACACGCGAGAAGCGTCAAAATTGCCGTTTCCGACAATTACACCGATAGAAGCCGCCTCTTTAGCTGCTGCCTTGAAGATTTCGTCAATGATTTTAGCGTATTTGGAGAGGTTGGCAATGTGCTGCCTCTCGAAAGGGTCATTCACTCTGGGCATTGTCTTGTGGTTTTAGTTCAAAATGGTTGCTGCATTGTGGTTCTTTAAGGAATCGGCAGTACTTGCCGTCTGTGTAGAACGGACAACGGCAGAGGAACGGCTTTCCGTCCCAGCCTATCTCGTGATAATCGTAGGAGTGGGCGCAATCACCACAAGTGTACTGTGGCTCTTGTTTAGCTGCTTTTCTTCTTGCCATATCAGTCTTCGTTTTCGATTCTATCGGGCGCTGGCATTTCCTCAAGACGGATAGCCTTGATTGTTTCGCGCCCCTCAAGAATAGCCTTACATAGCCTATGGTAGCCGTCCGCGATCTGACCGTAATTGTCAAGGATGATAGGGTACTCCAGCGAGCAGTCTTGTACTCGCCTGCATTGGAAGATGAAGCTGTTTAGATCGCGTGCGTTGAACGGCTCGTCGGAGAGGTCGATAGCCCACAGAGGCAAGTCTTGGACTGGGTACTCCTTTGCCTTAGCAAACAGGTAAAGTGTTTCCGCTGCCCATACATTTTTGCCTCTGTGGAACTCGCTTTCCTCAAACTTCATTCCGCCTATAATATCAATCACTTTCATAGGCTACTCTGTTAGTCCGAAACTGTCTAACGCGCTTTCCTTGTTGATTTCCTCAAGGGTCTTATCCACATTGGAAGAAACGCCGTACATCTCAATGGATTCGCGCTGGCTGATGATAGGCTTGTTACCGTTGGCTGCTGTTAGGTTAGCAATGGTCTCCTTTTCATCGGAAATGATGAACGGAGTAATTACACACTCAACAGGGAGCGCGTCAATATCCGCGTGGTACGATTCGCCCATAGCGCGCTTGAGGAACTGCTTCACAACATTTACCTCGCGATCGTAGAACTCAAGCAAGCGACCGCTCTCGTCTTTCACTTTGAGTTGAGAATCAATGAACAACTGCTTGCGGCTCTCTCCCGATAGCGCTTGCTGGCTCATCTTCTCGTATGACCAATCGGGTAGCTGCAATTGAGTGAAGAATGATTGGCGCAGTTCAGAGATATAGAACTTGAGATTTTCAACGGCTTGTTGCCATGTTACATAACTAGCGGACGAGCCTTTTGGGTACTGCAGAACAGCCTTGCCCTCGCTTTTTTCGTCCTTTTCATTATCGACCTCAATTTCCTCGTCTGCGAACACCACGAATAACGGCTTGGAGTTCTTGCGCAAATAGTTACCATTGCGGCTCATTGCCCATTCAATCTCGTACACAATCTTGCTGGTGTCTTCCCAAATAGGAGTAGGGCGGTACATGTAAATAGCAGGAATCTTGCCGACTGTATGTGTCTCCGATACTTCCTCTACCCACTCCGAACCGCTATTTTTCCAACGATAGTGCGTATCCTTTGTGTAGGTGTCGAAATACTGAACATTCTTGTTGCCGTTCTTTCTTGTGTAGCCTACTGACATAGCAATCATGTCGCCTGTTTCATCGAAAAGTGGGTACAACTCATCGCCCAGCATAGGGGAGAAATTGCGGCAGCGGATCTTGAGGGGGCTTTTGAAGCCGTACACATTGTTTTCTTCCTCTACGGCGTACCACATAGTCATTACCTCGCAGCCTGCAAAAAGCATGTTACTACGCTCTATATTCACGCTATCAATGCGATTGCGCAGGAATATCTTTTCCATAGCGTCTTGAACTTCCTTTTGCTTGTTATTCTCGGGCTTGTACACTCGCTTGACTGGTATGCCGTTGCACAACTCCGACATACGCCTTACAGCAAGGCGTTGCAAATCGTAGGTGACGCGAGTTACTCGGTCTATCGTGCCGTCGCTTGCTTTAATGTCAGGGTACAAAGCCCTGCTCATTACAGGGTGCTTGCGTGGGTCGTACTCGCGCTCTAATCCATCGCGCCCTTTCCATGCTGGGACGAAGATAGCCTTTTCTTTCAAGTCGGTAATCATAGCCTCTGGACTACGATTTTCATTGATAATGTCTTGGATAGTCATAATTGATTGATTTATTGTGGTTAATATACTTTGCTTGCTGTACGCGCCTTGTTAATAGGCTTGAACGGATTAGCAATATGGTAGTCTATGGCATAGCATAGCACATCTACGAACTCATCGTGAGGGTTGGCAGGGAATCCGCACACCTCATTCTTAAACGCTTCATTCCATGCGCCGTCCACGAGTATTACACGACCGCACTCTACCGTAGGAGAAGCCGCGTTGAGCCTTGTTTCCTTGCTATCTCTTGGGCTTGGCGTTTGGGTAACATTCAACCCTGTTGTTTCTTTCATTTGGTCAATCACGGATATACCGTTCGCCTTTGGCTCTATGCGTATAGAACTGCGACGAGTGTAGCCGTGTTGCTTTGCGTATTCGGGTAAGAATCGCAACAGATCAGGAAAGCGCATAAGCACCTTTTGAGCGTGCGTGATATACAAGTCGTTGCCGATTTTGCAGGTGGCAATAACACCTGTTGGGTCGTCAGAGGTCTTGTCGGTGTAGGCAGTATCAACAAAGAACACTATCGGTTCATCGTTATGCAAGCGGTTGAACTCCGCAAGCGTTATATGCTTGAACCACGATTCCTTGATGATGTTACCGCCTGCTATAACAGGTCGCTGCTGGTAGAGTGAGGCGAATGTTCTTGCGCTTCGTTGCTCCACCTCTCGCAGGCGCATAAGGCTGTGTCTTGCTTCCCATAGAGCCTCTCCCATTTTGCGCGGATCTTCGGGGTTGGTCATGTCTTCGCGGATAGCAGGAATCTTGATTACAACCCACTTTTCAGGCTCTTGCTCTAACAAGCGCCCCGCAAGGTCATCTTGGTGCCAGCGGGTCATAATAAGAATCTGCTTACTATCGTTGTGCAGACGGGTAAGGAACACATCTGTGTACCACTCCCAAATACGCTGCCTATAGGTCGGAGAACTTGCCTCTAAAGCGTCCTTAACAGGGTCGTCGATGATACCTACATCGGCAGGCGTACCCGTGAGAGAACCGCCTACACCGACTGCCTTGTAAAAGCCACCAAAGCCTACTGTTTCGAACATATCCACATTGCGCACCCAACGTCTTCTGTCGTTGGTCTTTACGCGCTGGTTGTTGAGAAATGTGTTCGGGAATACCTCGCTGTACTCGGGGCTATCAATAGTGCGCTGAATAGCACGCGAGAAGCCTTGCGCAAGGTCTGCGGAGTAGGAAGCGCCTACAATCTTGAGAAGCGGATTGTAACCCAAAGCCCAGGCAGGTAGTTTACGGCTGACAATCTCCGATTTGCCGTGTTGTGGTGGCACGAACAGCATGAGCCTATCTGTACCGAGTGTGCCTTGAATCAGCTGCTGGCATTTCTCTGCAATGAGCGTATGATACCATTGCCGCGAGTAGGTCGGTGTAGTGTAATCGAGAAAAGCAGGAAAGCGCTTTTCAGCGTCCCTCCTGTGCAATTCTCGCTCTAACTCAAGCAACCTTAAACTCGCGTTGTAGTCCATAGTGTTTAGTTCTTACGGCTGTTTCTGATACGCTCAATCTCTTTCATAATCTCCTCGTCGGACATCTTTTGCGCTGGTATCAACGGCGTGCCGTCCTTACCTGTGACCTCGCTCTTGGTAGCAGCGTACAGTCCGAGTAACTTGCGGCGCTCCATGAGTTGCTGGCGGATCTCCGACATATAGGCAGGGTTGCCAAGTCCAACTACGTTCTGTGAGGTGTTCTCGCGTTTGACGGTCTGAATAGTTGTCTGCTCTCCACCGCCGTCCCCTGCCTCGGGAACAGGAACGCCCACACGCTTGTTGTACTCCTTAACCCAATCCTCTTTACTCTTGTCCCATTGCTCCCACAACTCTGCCACACAGTCATCTATGCGCTCAAGTTCGAGTTGTAGGCGCGCGTCCACATCTTGAATACGATTCGCTTGCCACTCCTTGAGCAGGTCTTGAATATCATTCCAGATCGTGCGTGTAGAGCATGAAGTACCCATGCGAGCCTTTACCTCATCAGCGATCCTGCGGATATTCCAGCCGCGCTTGTAGAGTTCGGCTACAATGACCATTCGCGCCTGCTTGATGTGATTCCGTCTTGATGTATTACTCATAGCGTTCTCTCCTTGTGGTAAATGTAAACTAAATTGCCCTCATTGTCTTTCACGAACTCCCCATGCTCGTTGGTCATCGGAGCCATAACGCCCTCAAACATCTTGTAGGGTGATTGTCCCGCTTGAGGGTTGTTCCATAGCCAGCGCATATAGTTCGCCATGCTCATGCCGTAGAACTGTGCGCGCTTCTCGCTACTGTTAGCGTTGAATCCGCTTGCTCTGCCCCAATCGTATTGGTGCAACTCCTCAATGTCTTTCTTGATGTCTGCCCAGTAGCAAATACCTTTTGTCTTGCAGATCTGTAGCGCCTCGCAGAACTGACCTTTGGAGTAGTTCCAATCAGCAGGCAGACCACAGCAAGAGCCGTTACAACACATCTCCTTGAAGTGAGCGTCCGACACATAGAAGCGCATGCCCATCTCATCGCACATCTCTTTCATCTTCTTAACGAAAGGTGCTTTCACTTTGCGGTTCAGTCGTAAGTAGCCTTGCGCAACGCTATACTTTTTGTAAAGAGCCATGAGGTCAAAGCCGCACAACTCCGATAGCACAGGCATATACTCCTTGAGTGTTTGTGAGCGTTGCTCAACACAGAAGAACTCCGTTGATAGAGCCGTTGCACCGCGTTGTCCTGCCTCACGAATCAAGTCCAAGTAGGTAGGCGTGGAAATACCGATAATGAAAGGTCGCAAGCGGAGTGTAGCACCGCCAGCGTCAGCATTGGCGATACGCTCAATAGCGTCCAAGCGTTTTAGCGGTGAAGGTACGCCTTTCTCTACGATCCGTGCTTTCTCCTGGTCGAGCGTGATGATTGAAAACTTGAAATTCCAATTCTTCTGACCTCGCACAAGTTCCATGTATCGCTCATCTTCCGTCCACCAAGTAGATTTGGTAGAGAAGCACAACGGATAGTCTATATCCTTGAAGAACTTAAGCAGCTCAAGCGTCTTGCCATACTTGCGCTCGAAGCCGTCGAATTGGTCGGATAGTCCGCCCCATTGCATTACGCGGCGTTGCTTGATGTAGGTAGCGAACTGACCTGCGTATTGGTCTGGGTCGGTAAACATCTTCTTTATTCGCTCCACATTGACGGGGTGTACCTCTTTTGCAAGGTATGAATCTTTCGCTCCGCCTATTGCTCGTTGGAACTGACTAAAGCAATACAAGCAACCGAAAGAACAGTTGCTGTAGGTGTCAAAGGTCATCGGCATTGAGCAGTCTGCTATCTCCGCTGACCAGCGTGGTGATTGATAATAAGCCATAGTGTTATTTGATTGTTAATTCCATTTCGTAATCATTCCCTTTTACATCAATGATTTTAGCGCCTACGTGAAGCCAAAAATTTTGTGCGTCCTCGGTGATAGGCGTTCGGAATGTTAGTTTAAATAGTCTGCTCTGTTTCATTTGAGTAAGCAGGTCAAAAAGTACTGCCTTGCCAATACCTCTACCCTTATACTCTTGTCGAACCGCTATCTCAATTAGTCGGCAATGTGTCTTGCAGCGAGAGGCAAAGTAGAATGCGATAGGCGTATCTCCGTCGTACCAAACTTTACTCCACACCTTGTCTCCCGATTGGAACATTAGCCTGCGGAAGTAATTGTAACTCTGTTTTGCGACAGGCGAGTTGCAATTATAGCATATTTCCTTGACCGCCCTATCATCGTATGCGGTCATTCTATAGTTGTTCATCATATACCACACAACTCCTTTATTTGTTTAGTTACCATTTCTAACGCGGCTTCTGTATTGTATATAGACGTGTCAATAGAAAGCACAGGAACTCCTATTGAAGCCCATTTTTTAGCCGATGTAGCTGCGCCTATCTGCTTCTTCCATACGGCTTCATTTGTCATTCCTTTGCCCGATCGAGCCAGCAATCTCTTATGTATTTCAGTTACTGGGCAGTAGAGGAATACAATCAGTTGCTTGTCTGCTACAAATGCTGCATTTGTAAGGTTAATACCAAACGAATGTAAATACATTCCCTCGCAGATGATTAGTTCATGAGCGGACAGTCCCTCTCTTACTACACTCTCAAGGCATTTGGTCTGATTGAAGCCGTCCACCCCGCCGTACTTACCGTCACCGTACTTTCCAGCGAAGCAAACGCGTTCGTTATTGCATACGGTCAGTCGCTTGTCTGCTGTTTTTATACCTCCGTAGTGACTGATAAGTGCCTTTGCAAGCGTTGATTTACCTACGGCGTTAGTACCTGTTATGAATATACATGTTTTCATCTCACAAGGTTATAAATGATTCCTGCATACTTGCTTGCTATCGCCTCGTTGAGCATGCGCTCGGTGTAGAATCCGTTCCAGCGCGTACCCTTGGAGAACTTTGCCACAGCACAAAGGCTTGTTTCAATGGAAAAAACATTGTCTCCCGTGTCGTTGCGCACTTGGTTGAGGAATTTATTAAGCGCGTTAGGTTCGTTGCTTAGAGCCAAAGAAATTGCGCCTCTCGTGTAATTCTCGTTAGGCTCCCAATCAGGAATAAGGTCGTCAAGCCATATTTTGCCAACAGGGAACACGTGAATAAATACCTCAAGGAACAGGTAGGCGGCGTATCTCCCGAAGAAGAACCACGAGCGCACCTCTTTGTAGGCTTCAGTCGTAGTCTTGCAAGCGCACAGCTTACGGAACTTGTCTTGATTAAGTTCTTCCAGCAGCCTTTTGTACGCGCCGTTACAGCGCACATACCTACGATCGGTGCGGAACTTTAGCCGCTTCATATCGCGCTCTCCGTCCAGCAACATGCTCAAGGCGGAGGGGATATGGTAGGTCATCGTGTAATAATAGATGAGGCGAAAAGCGTCCCACTCATTCAAAGCGTAATGCTGGCATAGGGAAGCAATCATTCGCTCCTCTACGCCAGCGTCGCCTTGTAGGTGGTATCGTATGTACTCTTGATAGGTCATTACACGGACGGAATAATCTCATCAATGTTATACACTACCTTGTCAATAGCACCCAAGCCAATCAGTTGGGCGAGTTCTGCTGCACGGTCTTTAGGATACACGATTATCACGCGCTCCATAGCCGTCTCGTTGTCGCCTGTAATCTTTGGCAGCTCATCGGGGTTGATGTCTTGCCCTTGTAGTTCGGGCGGCAAATTGGTTGAATCGAAAGCCGCGTCTTGGTTCTCAATGCCTGCCAACTCGGCAGCGTTAGAGGGACTTGCAGCGCTTCCGCTACTTTGTGGCATAGGTGGCTCGGGTTGCCATACATCTACGCCCCATGAATTGAGGTCGCTTGTGTCCCACTCGTTAGCGAGTTTATCGTAATCCCATTCACCGAATGAAGCGTTGTCCGCGATGATAAACTCTTTCTTCTCCGCCTCGGTCAGTTCAGAAGCCTTGACAATATCCACGGTAGGCTTTTCGAGCCACTCTTGCCATGTAGAAAGCAACTGCTCTTTCTCGCCTTGTGTTAGTCGTTGGTAGTTCTTGGTCTTGCCGATGATGTTCGCCAACTGCTCAAAGGTCATGCTTGCAATGCGGTTGAGAGCCGTTACACGCATGTTACCGCCCAGCACTACCATTTTGTTATCCACAACCACGGGACGGATAGCAATCATCTTTGGGAATACGAGCAAACGCTCTACCAAAAGGTTCAATTTTGCCTCGCGTATGGTGCGCGGATTGGCTTTGTTTACTTTCACCTGCGAAAGTTTTACTTTTTCCGTTTTCATATAACTGATTGAATTTTAGGTGTTTATTATTCCCATGCCTTGTCTTGCTGATACTCTCCGAATAATCCCCATTTGCACATTGAAGCGTAAATAGGCTTGTCAAGTCCGTATGTTTTGCGCAATTCGCGTGGGTCTATATTGTGTTTTCCCTCCAGCAGAACATTTCCTGCGCCGTCTTTGATACAAACATCTACCTCCTGCTTTCCGATACAGCAAGCGAGTGATACATAGGTGTCGCACTTGTTCTGCAATGCGTAGTTCTTCGCGAGTTTACGAGCCGCGAGATTGAGGGTCAAATCTGCTTTGGAAGCGTCCTTTGTCCAAGGAGATCCGCCACCGATGAGGCAGTTTCCGCCGTAGAAATCCACAGCCAATTTGCGACCCGTTGTACCGCAGTCGGCAATGGTAGAGTGTTGCACATAGGTTCCAGTTCCGTTCACGATAAGTTCGTACTTGCCTGGTAGCACCTTGCGCACAAAGTTCTT